CGAGTTTGTGCCTATCGTCGGCCATTGCACATAGTAACTTGTGCCAGTGGTAACGCCCTGCTCGGTAACAACGTAGTAGGTGCTCGTTGCCGATTGCCCGATAATCATGCGAACGGTGGTATTCGTGTCGGCCGTCACCGGCTTGCCCCGGCGTAGGACTTCCACCTGTATCAACGGGGTTGAACCCTGCTGCCACGTCAATTCGTCAAGAGCTTGCGGGCCGGGCGTCTGCAATTCGGCGGGCAGGCGGTAGGCATAGTCAAGGTCGGATGCCAGCGCGAGGGCCGGGAGCGCGAGCAGAAGCAGGGTAGAGAGTATTTTTTTCATGTCATTCCTTGTCGTGTAGGTTCATGTCGTCACCAGATTTGTTCTAAGCCGCCCTTGCTTTATTTTCGCGTCAAAGTTCATGTGAGTTACCAAAACTTGTTCGTCGCATAGGTAAATTGCCATAAAACATAAACCGAAGGCTTATGCATTTGGTATCCCTTCAACACTCCAATAAAATCAGTTTCAAGGTAAATAGAATTTGTATATCCGATATTTATTTCGCCTATATATTTATCAGGCAGATTAAAATTGGTAATAAAAACAGGAGTTCCCGGCGCAACAGTATTATAATCCATATCAAAATAAACGGCGGTGTTTGTGCCGCTTAATGGATAGGCTTCGGTTATGGCATATATCTGTGCGTTTGTTGCCGAGAGATTGGTGTTTGCTATAAAAGAAACATTGGTCAAATACATTCCGTATCTGACAAATTCCCATTCCGAACTACTCCATTTCACTCCTATACATTCTGATAACAAATAACTTCCGGCAGATTGCCAACTCCAATCCAATGTATTCCATTGACTAATCAAATTTGAATAGGATGAACCGTAATAAATTATTTTGTATGCCTCATCATTTCCACCTGGCCCGCCACCCTGATAATTTATTGGCGTTTTTGTCATCTTCAACGCATTCAGCATCTTGTACCGCTCCTGCCACGCCACCCGGTAGTTACGCCACGCCCAAGGGCCGAAGGTGACCGCGTTGGTTCCGATTGCCGGGATTGCCGTGAACTGGTTGGTATGGTCGCCGATCTGCAATGAAGCAAACAGGCCCGTCACGGTCAGCATGGTGATGTTGGTCGTGCCGTCATAGACCGTGTCCGGGTCCACGTAGCAGGGAATGAGGGCAAAGATTTTGGCGTCAATCGAAACTTTCATCGAAAGATCATCCCGCCACTCAATCGCATTAGTAACGGTTACGCTTACCCCGTTCGTGTCTGTCCATGTCCTGACTTCAACTGGCGGGGCCACGGCATAGATCGGCGTTCCATCAGCGTTGGTTCCGGTCTGTGTGGCATAGCACCTTTCTACCGTACCCATTATTACTTCAATTCTGTCGTGGAGCGTGATGCGATTCAAAACGGGATTGACCATGAAGATAGTCCCGGTGCCAAGCGTCAATGACGCCAGATAGACCCATCCATATTTGATCGCGTGCGTGGCTATGCTCATATATTCCCCGCCGTTGCCCCGGTTATGTGGATGTGGTTCTTTCGCACATTGTAAATCTCGTATCCTGTCGGCATGGGAGAAATCATTGCGGGAATCCATGAGCTTGACCCATCCGCGCCGACTTGCAAAAAATCATAGTTGTTTGAATTGGCCCCCGGCGTATATTCAATGCCGCCGACATAAATATGGTCGTAGTCAATACCACCCGTACCCGTTCCCCCTTCGTCCATCACAATCGTCGGCATCCCGTTCGACCAGTCCACATGCCCGTTATGCACGGCCAGCTTTTCCCATGCGCGGGCCATGCGCATCAATCCGCGAGCAATAAAACTGCTTCCAACGGGTGTGCCTGGCTTTATTTCTTTATCAAATATTTTCACGTGTAATTCTCGTAAGTTAGAACCGTGACCTCGGCGTATTGGATCGTCTTGACGAGTTTGTACGACGCAACGACGCGGTTATCTTCCTGCGCGGAATATGAGGCCACCGCTCCCGCTGGCAGCCCGGCTTGACTTGCCGCGTCCGCCGTTGTTTGCGCCAGGGTTTTTGTTAGGGCCACATATTCATACACTTCCTCTTTTTGCGTCGTGGTATAGACCATTATCTGCGCCGCGCCGTACACGCGGAACACGCGCACGGATGTGTTCGTGCTGACAAGAATCGCGGTCGGTAATGATGTTGCGAGAGCCATAGTTATCCCTAATAAGCAAGATTTTTTTCAAGGCTATCTTCGATATTTCCAAGGCTATCCCGGATATCCTCTTGGACTTTCAATGTATCTTCGGCCATCTTAATTTGCCCCTCGACGGTTTTCCCTGCATCCTTCAGCTTGGCAAATACATCCTTGGCCCCGCTGATTTTGCGATATGCGTCTAAAAATTCTTGATCTTTTTTCCCCAAGCGCGCGCCCTTTTCAACGCTTGCCTCAAGCCTCTTGGCCCGTTCATCCTCCTTGGCCTTTTCCTTGGCAATCTCTTTTGCTTCCTGTTGCTGCTTGATATAATCTTGTACGCGGGTTTTTGCAAGCCCCTCCCATAACTGTTTTCTGCGATTGAGTTCCGAAAGCTCGGTTTTCAGCGCGGCCATTCGCGCTTTCACCTGTTTTTTCGACTCCTTTTCAACGATGTTAGTAACTTCCTCGGCCAGTTTCTTTTCAGCCTCCGCAGCATCGGCCTTGGCCTTCGCAACTTTTTCCTCTTGCTTGATTAACCCCTTGGACTCCTGCTCGGATATTTCCTCGACACGATTAGCATAATCCTTGTGGATTTTTTCGCGGTCGGCCAGGGCTTTTTCGGTTAGCGCCGTCACAATCCCGAACGCATACTTAGCTTTATCGGGTGGCTCGAACTTGCTGAAAGGATGTCTGATTTTTTTCCACGCCGCCGCCGCATAGTCAGCGGAATATTTAAACCCAGCAACAATATTATTGACAAGCGTGTCCGCCCCGTCTCCCATCGCGGCCCATGTGATTGCCGCTGTATTGCCGATCAAGCGAAATATATGAGACGCCTCGTTGTAAAATAGCTTAAAGTTGGCTATCAACCGAATTGTCCCGCCACCCGTAACCCATTCGGCAACCTTGTTTCCAAATTCTTTAACGGCCTCGCCAGCACGCTTAAGAACGGACATGAGTTGATCGTTCTGCGCAATGGCCGCGCCGATTTCCTCCCACGCATCCCCTACCCGGCCTTTGAGCAAGTTCCATTGCCCGGACACGGTGTCAAGTTGCTGGGCCTGCTGGTCATACCCCTTGGCAAACAGCTCGTTGACAATTTGCGCCTTCTCGCTTTCACTGGTCGCGCTCCGCAACGCCGGGACATACCGATTGAGCATATCGTAGTTGCCCTGCATAGCCATCGCAACGGCTTTCTGGGCGGCGGCTTCCTCAAGCCCTACGCCTTTGAGCGCGATGACCCCTTTTGCCGCCTCTCCCAGCTTGCTCGTTTGCACACCGAGCATCCGCATTTTAGCCATGCCGGCAATCACGGCGTCATCATCCGCGCCGGTTTGATCCTGTATCGCGCTTGCGATTTTGCGGAAATACGGCAGCAATGCTTCCCCGGCCTCGCCCTGTGCGTTCAAAGCCCCAGCAAGCGCACGGCCCGCAGCTTCCTGCCCGGCATACGCGGAGATAGCCTTTGCCGTAAACCCGGCCACGGCGGCACCGGCGGCCAGGAAACCCTTGACGAAAAACGCGCCAATGCGGACCGCGGATGATCCAAACGCTTGGAGGGATTTGCCCGCGCTGGAGAGACCAGCCGCCATCGCGTTGCGCGCGCGGATTATTATAGAAATTTCACGGCTCATATTGTTTGCGTCTCTTCTTTTCGGCTTTTTTTAATCTGCTCGATTTTATACCCAAGCGCCCGCTCGGCCTTCAAGCGCGGGTCCGCAAGTGTCTTTTTGCCCTCCGCGCTATTCTGCCGCACTATCGCGGACAGTACGGCGTGAGTATAACCAGCCGCGCAACGGCGCTCCCAGAAGTCGGGGTCTGACCCGGGGCAAGCGGCGGCAAGGAAAGCGGAAAAGTCGCCCATGGACATGCCGCCGGTATCTTCGCCTGGCGGTTGCTCGTGGTCCTCGTCCTGTTGCAGGATCTGGCTGATTGCTACATTTAACTCGCCGAACGTGCACTTGAGGGATTTGGCCCAGCGCGTGACAATCTTTTCCGCCGCACGGCCTTCGGTCGCCAACGGCTCGCCTTCATCCCGGCCGTGTGCCATGGCATAGGCCAGGGCATACGCTTGCCTCGTGTTGTCACTCAGGTTGCATCCTACGCGGTTAAACCACTCCTGGGCATACAAGGACATGGGCCAGAGATAGACGCCGCCTACGGCAACGGGGGCGCCGCGGGCAAGTAGTCGGCGGGTTTCAGGGGATTCAACGGCCCAGCCCAAGGCGTTAATCTCGATGATATCAGGAGGCGTCAGGTCAATACCGTCAGCCCGCAGTTTTTCGATTTCGGCTTCGGCCAGCTCGGATAGTTTTGCAAGGTCTTGCATTTTTCCCCTTCATGGCAAAACCTTTTTTACGCGGACGCCAGACGCGGGATCTGGAACGCCGCGGCCCCGGATGATGTGTGCCATGCGGCCTGACCTTCTTCCGCGCCGGGGTCTTGCGTAACCTCGGCCATGAATACGGCTCCGGCCCCTGAATCGGCAAGGACAGCGGCCAGAGCCCATGTGGGCGCGCTATCAATCCGCACAAAGTCGGCCGTAAGGTCGCCGGTCCCGCCCGACACACCATGCGCGGCAGGCTCACCAACGCCATCCAACTGCTCGGCCATCGTGCATTTGAATCCGATCTTCGATCCCGTCAGCCGGCCGGTGGTCACCGTGAAGCCAAGCAATTGCGCCTGTTTCATTCCGAGAACGCTGATTGCGGGCAGGGTGTACTGGTTGGTATAGCCGGACGGCGCCACGATGGTTTGCAGGCCCAAGTATCCGGCAACCGTGATCTGCGGCCATCCGCCATTAGCGGTTGTCAACTCCAAGCTTTCCGCAAATACCTGCGCCGCCAATTCGCCGATTACCAAATCGCTGATATCCAGCGTTCCGGATTTAAGCGCATAGGTACAGGACGCCTCAAAAATTGCCTCGGAACTGTTGCCGCTGTAGGCGCTCGCGGCAATGTCCTCGTTGGCGTCCATAGCATCCGCCCGCGCCTGCGCTCGCGGTACTTTGCTGCTTGCCACCAACACGGCAATGTCGGCCAGCGCACCCGTAAGAAGTGAAAAATGATCCGTCAACGCCCCAAAACTGGTTGCTTTAGAAATAGGCATGGCATTCTCCTTTTTTGTTGGTTAAAAATCCGAACGCGAATAATGAATCACCATCGTTATGCCGATCATGTTTATCCCGCCATCGTCAGCCGGGGCCAGCCCATCGCCAAACGTGAACCCGCCAAACTGGAAAGCAGTGGCACTGGTATTGGCAACGACGCTGGTAAGAAAGTCATATATTTCGGTGTCAACGGTATATGTTGATCCGGTTGTGGTACGGAATTGCGAAAAAAGATTGTCGCATACACCCTGAACGGCGGCATACATGTCGGCAATGATGGCGTGACTTTTATCGTCGTCCGTTTTTGTGCCCAAAAGGATCGCGCATTCTACTGCGAGCGTGGATTCATTGTCATCGGTCTTTGGCGGGGAGCATCGCACGTCAATCATCGGGAACGTGCGGTCAGGGTTTTCCTTCCACGAGCCATCGGATTCCAGCGACTGCCAGGCGCGGACCGTCACATCCTCGCCGATTTCGGCATATTCGCGGATGGTTTCAGCCATCGCCAATTCTATGGCTTTCGTTGTGTTCATTTTGCGCCCAGTTTCTTGGTAATATTCGCGTCAACGATCTTTTCCATTGACCGCGCCGCACTTCCCATCGCGCCATTAACCGCACTCATTCCGCCTTTCAAGGCGCTTGCAGCATACGGCAGGCTATTTATAATTTTTACAAATGGATCGTCGCCACGTAACCTTTGCGTCACATCCATGTTTCCGGCGGCGCGCCGTTTTGCGCCCGGCGTAACGCCCTTCATGCCGATGCCGCTACCTGATCCGAGCTTTTTGATTCCCCGCATCCATGCTGATTTTGCCAGCCCGGCATTCCCGATTCTAACTTGCCCCTTTTTTTTGAGTTCTGAAACGCTTGCGGCCCGAATGTTAAATGTTTTTGCGTGACCTTTTTTCCAAGATGTAACTTCGTATTTCTTGCCGCCCTTGCCTTTAGCTACCCCGCGCCCCTCTTTAATCACCTTGTACGGGCGATATTTTGGGGCGACTTTCGTCAGCACCCCTAACGACCGCGCCACACTCCATGCCGCAAACCTAATTGCTGGCCCAAGCCCCTTTCCAAGTTCCTTTTGTGCCCGGTCAATCTGTGCCCAGAGCGCCCGCACATCTTGCTTGGGCCACTCAATGGATACAGCGTCACTCATGTTCGGCTTCCAGAATTAACCGCGTTAATCCGCCAACCACAAACCGCCCGCCGACACGCGCCTTGGCCCACCCGGTCTTTTCGTCCTTACCGTTTTGCAGGACTTCAATCACCGTCCCGTTTTTAATTTCGCCGTCAGGCTCATCGGCGGTCAACAAACGCACGTTCGCATCAATGCTTCCAAATTGACCTTCATCCGTGCTTTGACGATTGACGCCGATGCCGGAACATATCGCCTTCGCAATCACCGTGCGCCCGATGCGGATTCGACAACGGGCAATGGTGAGGCTTTCGTAAATCGCGTCGAAGGCATCCGTTTCAAAACTCATTTCGGCTTGTCCAGTTTGATTGTCGCCGTCCATGCTTTATTTGTCGGGCTTCCCAAAACGATCATGCGCAGGGATTCTCCAGCAAACATAACGCGCCATGGAGGGTCGCTGGTCAGATCGACCCCGGCAATGTCGGTACGGTCCAAGCTGGGTCGCCACACCTTTGCCGCCGCTACCGCACCCGTAGCCACGTTCACGGCCGGCGTTATGCCATCCAGCGGCACATAAGCCAGCGCTACGGTCCCGGTGGATATGCCATCAGAGCATGACACCTGAATTTCATCCAGATAGCCGCGCAGGTTATTGATCGTATTCGTCAGCCCCGTTTTCGCGCCCATCGCCATCGTGATTGTGCGCGGGTCAGGATTCTGATCCGCCAAACATGCACAAGCCACGAGACCCGCGCACGCTGTCAACAATAGTTTGTGCATATTTTTCTCCTCAGGGGCGGTTTGCTGTCCCGCCCCCGTTTAAGTTTCTGATTACGGCTTTACGAACGTAGCGGTAGTCGGCGTCACAGAATCAATTACGCTGTCCGTGGTCGGACTGGCATAGGCCGTAACTGCATTAGCCGTTGTCGGCGTGCCCAACCCAGTTATGGCCGCTGCTGTCGTAGCAGAACCAAGGCCAGTCAGGGCCGCAATAACTTCATGCGCGCCGAATCCAGTGATAGCCGCCGAAGTCGTTGGCGTGCCTAACGCCGTGATTGCCGCAACCGTAGTTGGTGTGCCAAGAGCGGTAATAGCCGCCACGGTTTCGTGCGCGCCAAACCCGGTGATTGCCGCAACCGTAGTAGCTGAACCCAGCGAAGCAAGAGCCGTTCCAGTTTCCAGAGAAATGTTAGTAATAATACTAACTTCAACACCAGCCGCATTTGTCAATGGGGCTCCAGTTGAGTCGTAGATAGTCCCTGAATACTGCACTATCACGTTAGTTACCACTGTTACCGTGGTTGGGCTGGCATACGCCGTAACTGCATTCGCGGTGGTCGGCGTGCCAAGGGCCGTCAGCACATTTGAGGTCGTGTGCGCGCCAAACCCGGTTATGGTGTTTGACGTGGTGTGCGCCCCAAACCCAGTAACTGCATTCGCGGTGGTCGGCGTGCCAAGGGCCGTCAGCACATTAGAACTCGTAGGACTCCCGTACGCCGTCACTGCGTTGGCCGTGGTATGCGCTCCGAATCCGGTTATAGCCGCTGCCGTGGTTGGGCTTCCCAATCCAGACAACACCGTAGCCGCCGTAGTTGCAACGCCAGTCACTGCCGCGCCGGATGTCGTTGCGCTCGCAACGCCGCCCGTCGTAATTGTGAACAGGCCGCTAAGCGTTTGTCCGCTGGCCTTATTGACGGAACTGCCGATAAAAACCTTATTGCTTGTAAGGGTTATACTCGTTCCTGCTTCCGTCGCAGCGATTCTGGTTTCCGCATCGGATGCGTTTCCTTCCAACCATGCTTCCAACTGGCGCGGATCACGAACCTCGCGCTGGGTCAGCGCGGTATCCTGTGCCGCATAGCCCGCGCCGCAAACCAGCAGCGCGAGTAACATTACTCCATATTTTTTCATCATTTTCTCCTGGGTTGCGTCGCGTTATTTGTTATACGAGGGGCGGGCGGGATCTCCGCTCCGCCCCGCTGTTATTCGCTATCAGGTTTCGACTGCCTCGGTGCTGACTACCGCATCGGTGCACACAATCGGGATGCCGTCAACCGACGTGGGCCGCGGGGCCGGATCACCGGAAGGATTGGTCGCCGTGCGACTTTCGCGGAGCAGTTTTAGCGCCGTGCGATTCATTACAATCAAGTTCGGCTGTCTGCCTGAAGGGAACAAGGACAACCCGTTATAGATATCGTCATCGGTCAGGGCCGTTTCGATATTACAGATACGGGCCGCGCTATACGCGCCGCCGATCTGGAAACCACAATAGCCGGTCACCGGCACATAGAGCGCGGGATAGTACGACGTTGTGAGAACCGCCCCAGCTTTGGCGATAACTGTCGGTTCATCCTCAACAACGATTTTACCTTCGTTGCCCATGATGAACGAGCAATCATCTTTGCCGCTGCGCAGGATATAAACGCTGGTTTGGCTACTTACAGAAGCACCAGGGGTTGCGCACTCAATCACCATCGCATCAGCAATGGCGTCAAGCTGGGCGTTATCATGCAGGCCAGCAAAACCAACGGCATCATTACCAACGCCATAGATCACCTGTTTTTCTGCGGTGAAAAACGCCTGTTTCAGCGAGCGCATTAACTCCAATTGCAACCACGCATCGCGCCCGCCTTTGTAGGCATCGGCCAAGGCCACATCGGTATCGAACGAGGCATCAAGAATCGCCAGCGTGTCCGTCACCAGCGTGTCGGCGCTGGCGGTTTTGGCGACGGCATCCAGTGCGGCACGGAAACCGGCGCTAGACGCGGTTGTTTGTTTCAGATACTTATGCAAAGTACCGTTTGAGGCGACCTGGGCGAAAAGCACCTTCAGCAAGGGAGCTTCATCCAGCAGGTCGGTCACATTCAGGGCGGCCAGGTTCTTGTCGTTGAGTTGCACAAGACCGGCGAGAGTGTTATAAGATTCAGGCATGATCGTATTCCTTTATTTTCCTGTTTTGAACAGCGTGGCCTTGGGTTGAACGCTCGTCATGGCGACGGGTGTTCCGGTGGTGGGCTGTTTGCTTAACTCCATCACTTTCGCGTGGAGCGTTTCGTTCTCTTTCTTGGTCGCATCGAACGCCAATTCCATCGCCGTGCTGAAATCCCCACCATCGCGCATCACCTTTGCGGCAATGGCGTCGCCAAATTTGTCGGCGATACGGGCGAATTCTTCACGGGACAAGGACTTAACTTCCGGTGCAGCGGGTTCGCTTGTTTTAACCTCGGGCGGCTTCGCTTCGACGGCGGGCGCGGGTTCGACGGCGGCGACTGACGCGGCCTCAACCGGCTTCACCTCTACGGGCGGCTGTTCGACGGCTTCTAATTTCACTTCGGACGCTGACGCGGCCTCGGGCGCTTTGGCCTGGGCCAGAACTTCAACAGGCTTGTCGTTTTTCATTTTGACAGGCTCCTTCGTTTTGGCTTCCGGCGCGGAAACAACCGACGCCGAGAATGTTTTGCTGTTTTCCGCCAACACGCTACTCGACGTATTGGCGTCCGCCCCGTAAGGGCAAATTGCTACACCGCGCAAGGGCCATTCGCGGATGATTATTCCCGGCCCCTCGAATTGCGCGCCATTGACTTCGGTTATTTCTTTTTCGCCGACTTCCTGAACCTTAATTCCGTCTCCACCAAAGTTGATGCTGGCCTCATAGGGCACACCGGCGCGGCTCTTGTGTATAATTTCAGTGGCGCGGTCGGATTCCTTGAACGGAACAAGCGCGCCGCTGGTCACAAGGTCGCCGCTGGCTGTATCAAAATGATTCAGGTATCCGACTATTTCCTTGCTGTCATGCACGTAGTCAATGGGGATACGGGATTTAGACAGGTGCATTCCGGCCAGGTCGTGCACGACGCGGCCCCAAAACCAGTGTTCAATAGCTTTTCCCGTGCGCGCAACGAGACGAACCGGCGCAGTTTTAGATTTTTCGCCGTTATCTTTGAGTTCAAATTCTCCGACGCACATGATGCAAGCGCGGGCGGGTATTTTCGACAGGTCGAGTTCATTCATTATTTGCTCCTTTTGCTGGCGGTGTGTCGGGATTTTCGGCGTTGTCTATTTCTCCCGCCGTGCGGTCTGCTGATCCCGCCGCTACCAGCGGAACGCCTTTGAGTTTTGCATACGCAATGACCTGAGATTGTTTGTCGATGTTGTCAAACACGTCCGAACCGCGCCGCCGACAGGCATCAATGGCGTTGTCCAGACCGATACTGATTCCGAGTTGATCGCCCTGAATCTGTTTGTACTTGTCGAGCCAGGGAGAGCCGGAAGGTATCCATTCGACGGATTCCTGAATGTCGCGCAGGGCCATACCTTCAGCAGTGGCCACATCGCGCAATTTCCACGGAGAGGCGTCATCATTCCAGATTGTCTCCAACACCCAGTCACTATATTCCTTGCGTACATATCGGTTTTTTGTGCGCTTATAGTCGGAACTGACCTCATATTCGTTCAGGTCGGCAATGCGAGCCGAGAACGATGACCGGCGTGAATCAAAACAGGTGATTGGAATATCCAGCGCGAGCATTGCGATCTGGATGAAAAGATACGAGCCTTCGACAAACTCCGTGGATGGCGTACTGGATTCCAGCACTTCTGCTTTTTCGCCAGGGTTAAGGTCGAGCATGTTGATTGTGCGCGGATCAAGATTTAATCCTGACGCGCTGGCGTCGAGCGTCCATTTGCCCGCCGCTAAATCAGTGTTGAACACGCTCGCGCTTGTCGTGGAATGCGTGGAATTACAGGCGTACAGCTTGCCTAAATATGTGCAATAATCGCCCGCCGTCCAGTTGTAATCCGAGGCTACCCATGCCGCAGTTGAGCTGGCTCCGGCAGCCCCGCCCATGTTTCCATCACCTTGTGCATCGCGATATATCGCAACGCCAAACAGCGCGTGCATCTTGGCTTTGATAAGATTAAACTCAAAGCCCTCGTGCAAGTCCTGGACGGTATTGATCGCCGTGGACAAAGGGGACACGCCGCGAAATTGAGACGAAAAGCGGTTCCAGTAGCCATCGAAAATTAAATTGTTTGCCGCCTCTAGATGGTCAAACTTGCACTCGCCACCCATACTTCCGCGATTGCAGATTGCATACTGCAACACTCGGCCTTTGGCATCCACAACAAGGCCGCTGTCATTCACGTTCGTAGGTGCCCCGGATCCATTTGCAATCAAGTCCGACTCAATCGCCTGTAGTTTGAGTTCGACGAGTTTCAGCAGTCCGGCGTCTCCGCATAAAACTTTTTCCAACTCGAACAACCGGAACATTTCATCACGTCCGAAACGGCCAAGGTAATCCAGATTGCGTGGAGCGCCGTGCCAATAGAAAATACGGTTGATAAGCGCGTCGGTTTTAGGTTTGCCGGTGCGAAATGAAAAATGGAACTTGGAAACGTAATCCAGATGCTTACGCGTCATCCACGCCACAAGGGATTGATTGCGGGCCTGATCTTGCGCGGTGGCTTGTAGCTTGAGCCGCCGCTGCTTATTCAGGACTTCGCTCTCGTGGTACACGCGAGACTTGGGCGCTTGTCGCCGCCCTTTGTCCTGCACGGCCTGATACTCGAATTTAAATGGGCCTAAGCGCATTAATCGTACCCCAGTGTGGTAAAATCAAATCCACGGAATAACGGACGCTGGCCGGCTGAGCGGGCCGTTGAGTTAAGGAGCTTGTCGCGCAACTGGATAAGCGCGGAAAGATTAGCGCGGGAATAGGTGATGCCGTCAGCTGTGAATGACTGGCCGGATGTCTGCACCTGCGTTATGGCGGTTTCGACTTCGGTTAATGTGGTAGCCATGCGCGCCCCTTAAATTTAGAGGGGAATAGCAAAATGCACGTTTAGGTTAGGATGTATAATTCTTGATTGCATTGCACTCCCCTCACCTTTAGGGGGCAAACTGGCAACAATCGTCACCACGAAACAGGGTGAACCCTTGCAAATAAACGCTTAAACCGCGCTATTCGCTGGCATACCGTCCGGCGCTTAACCTTGATAATTCGGCTTACCTCGGATTGCGACGGCATGGGAGAGCAATCGCGGGCGGCAATAATTTTCAAATCAGTAGTATCCAGTTTCCCTTGAACCAAAAGATCGCAAATCATTTCGCGGGCTGTCTCCGCGCGTTGCAAAACTTGCGCCGTGTAATTTCGGTTTTGATTAAGGCTTACGGAGTGCCGAAACACTTCATCATTTTTGAGATTGACCGTCTTTTCCATGATTCCTTTCTACCCTTCCGGGCAATAAAAAAAGGCACCCCGGCGTTGTGCCGAGATGCCCTATCGTTTTAGATTCGGACGGTTAGGATTTTATTTCGCTTGTATTTCGATGGTGTACCTCCCTTTCGATCGATCACCGGATTCCGTCACGCTCAATACTTCGAATCCGCGTCCATCTATTGTCATTTTTCCACCTTCATGGATGCTGATGAAGGGGGGGGGCGACTTATTATTTGCCTTCACCATAAACTGCCCATGAATCCATTCGCATCCGCAGGCATCACATTTCCATTGTAATATAAAAAAATCGAGCTCTCCGTTATTGTTGTGAGTCTGCATGCAATTCGGTTTTGCATATTTCCGCGTAATCGCATTGCAACACGGGCAATTTTTTACATCACAATCCTTAATTTCTGTATTCACTTTTCCTCCGTTATCGTTTTTTCCTCCCGGATCGTTTTTAACACACCCGCCTGAAACTGGATCGTCACGCTCCCCCACCCCTTCACCGCCGCCGCCGTATCCATAATATGAAGGATGGATTTCAAGACAAATTCGCGGGACAGGCCTTTGGGTTGCGATTCAATCTTTGCTAAATACGCCATTTGATTTCCTCCGCGAACTTTTTTCTTCTCTATCTAAACTTTTCAAATAATTTATTCCGCACAAAGCATCCAGCGCCTTAATCAATGCAGGCGCACCCCGCACAATCTTTGAGTAATCCCGCCATACTCCATCGGGGTTCATATAAATCTTTGGAATAGTTTTTCTCATATCGCAATGTGCCTCACTTGCCGCATGTTACGGGCACGGGCCTGAGCGGGTGCAGCCTGTCCGCTTGCCGACAACCCCTTTGCGGCGGCTCCGACCCAGCAACCGGTTAAAGCATCGCCCCAATCCCATTGTGATCCGGGCGCATGATGCCATTCCCACCGCGTTCCCATCGGCGTGTCGTACTTATTAAAAATTTTTTCCGCGACTACCTGCGCAGCAAACTCGTGATGCTCCCGCGGCTGACTGGCGGCGTATAACGTGCATCCCCCCGGAGCCCCCGGCTCGGACAGGAACGCCCGTTGCGAAGTCTCGCGCCAGAAGTCGGAATTGAACATGAGATAAAATTTATTTGGGTCGTTTTGATTGCGCTGGATATGGCACCCCTCGAACGGACGCCCGATCAACGTATCCTTGCGATAGTTATACCGATGCGCCGCCCGCCCGATGGATGGCATGACCATGAAACGGTATGACCCGGACGCCTTCGCCCAGGATGCGAACCGATGAACAGGGTCAGGCTTGAATCCGGCATCAATCAAAACGAGATCGGGCTGGACTCGTTGCGTGCGCAGGATGAATCCCGTTGCGGCAATCCGGTCACAGACGGCTTTCAATCCGGAGTAAATGCTTTGTTGGATGAATTGCTCATTGGCGTTCTTGGGCCACAACTCTCCATGATCGGGATAGTGACCATAGGCCGGGATGTGCGCGGTCATGCCCTGATCGAATCCGGCAACACACCAGTGCAATCCGCCCTTGCTTTTGTTGATATCTATCAACCCCGTGAAAGTATGGCAGGCGTCGGGCAACGTCAGGCGTGGACGGCCGGCAACGGCGTGAGCGCACACCATTTCCACGGTCAGGTTATACTGGCCCGCGCTGGCCTCCAACGGCTCCCCTTGACACTCTGCCCAGAACTGCTCTTTGAGTTCGATCAGCAGGTTCTCCGCCGTCTCGATAGCGCTTGATTCTCCCTTACGAACCCGCGCCGGCCACGATGTTTCAGCGCCTTCGTCCATTGCCTTTTTGTTTTTGAGATAGAATTTGTGTGCCATTTTTTTACCCTCACGCTGACTATCGGCATTAACTCGCAGGTCGGCGTACTCTTTCCAAAGCATGTCCTGCGCTTTGGGCCAGTTAATCACCATGGGATGTTTCTCTCCCTGAAACTCCGGGTGTCGGGCGCGGTCAACAAACCGGCTGGATACATCGCCCTTGCGCATGATCGTTGTCGGCATGTAGCAAGCGATCTGCGTCTGCGGCCCAGCAAGGGGCAGGATGTCGCCCATGACCGCACGCTCCATCTTGTCGCACAACACGTCTGACGCCGCCGTTTCCGGGTCTTGTAAGTCATCGGCCAGCACAAAGTCGGGCCGGATAACCTCGCCCTCGGCCGTGGCTCGGGAGATCCCTTTGACTGTGGCCGTGATGCCCCGCGTCTCGATGATTGCCCCGGCGAATGGATAGGGCTTTCCGGCGGGGTCCAGGATTGTCGGGAACGTGACCGTGCGCGGGCGCCAGCGGATGCCGGTGGATACCAGTTTCCCGCCGATGTCCTTGGTCAACTGGTTGCGGGCTTTAATTGCCTTCCAGCCCAGCGCCTTAAAAAACCCCATGCACTCCGGGTAGTCGGCCATTAATAGCCGATTGTCGGATAGGTTCTTCTGGATGAATTCCATGTAATCCAACGCCAGGTCATTGGTAGCCCCGATGCACACCAGGAAGCGCCGGCGGCCAGTAAGGGCGGCATAGATGGCCGCGCCCTTACCCACCACGCTCTTGCCGTCGCCCCGAGGCCATACCACGCAGAAGCAGCCGCCTTCGTTGATACACTGTTCCAGCTTGGAGATACCGGATAGTTGGACGGGGCCATGCTTCCAGAAGAACACGTCGGGGAAGTAATGTTTAAGCCATGCCGCAAGGTGGCGTTCCAAGCGCTTGCGGATAGCGAGGGATTCCTCGGACGGATGGACGGTCGGAACAAAGCGGGCCTCTTCGCGGACAGCGGCTTGCTTGGCAATAACGCTACTACCAGATTTTCCATACCCGCCCATTACGCATCCTCCGTGATTGTCACAAGCAGGCGCTTGTTGCGAAAAAACACTATCGGCAAAAACTCCGCGATATGGCTATCGTCAATCTCCAATTTAAGTTTTGCGCCCTCTTCGCCGTGGCAATCTATGGCGGCGGCTGACGGAGATATGATGGCGTGGAATGTGATCGTTTTGAATTTGGGTAAATCAGCCGCATTAACCTTGTTTTTCATAATCAATTTCAATTTTAATTATCGTGATTGCATAGTCATGGG